GCCAATAATACTTTTCCATTTTCATCTGGCACATTCCATCTTATGGCTTCAACTACCACTGGTTTCTTCCTGTACTTCATCTTTCACCTCCTTTATTAATCTTTCTATTTGCCTTAAATAACGTTTATTAGTCGTTACCCTAGTATAACTACCAAGAGTTTTAAAATCCCTTGTAGTAGGCAACCTGTGGTGTTCTATGTCATTTTTAATCTTAACTAATACCCTCTTATGCCTAGAGTGAGTGTGTAAGTTTTTATTGTAAATATTGTAAAGTTCCCAAGTGTTATCTTCTTCGTGATACTGTAGCCTTAGAAAACTTTTAGAGATGCTATCAGCCCCTTACTTTGGTACATATATCCTTTCTCTCTGTTGCGGTAACCCCATTTCCTTGGAGAAGTCAACATATTCTTGCATTGTTGCCCTATATCTACTTGACACGTTCCTTATTTCTTCTTGGTCTGCGTTTCCTTTTTCCAGTAGATGAATATCTCTCTTGTATTTTCGCATCAATCTTTCAAGTTTACGTTGATGTTGTGTTGCTTCGTACGTTGTGTACTCCCTGCCCCTGTATTCTCTCTTTTCGTTCTCTTTTGCGTTCATCTCGTCAAGTTCTTCATCAGTCCATTGCCTTTTTGATATGCCCTTAATGAATGGATAGTAGAAGTGGTAGCAGTTAGCACCTAACAAGCCATCCACTTTACCCAGTCCGCATACATCTATTAATTCTTGCTTGGAATACACCCTGCCTTGCCATACTTGATGTGTTGGTCTTGCTGTTCTATGCCAGCTTACTTCAAAATGCTCCGTTTCTAAGTCCCTTGCCATCTGTTCGGTGTTTTGTATAAGTACTTGGTTAACTCCTGTCATTAATGCCCGTCTTGCAGCAACTTCTACTCTGCTTGTATGTCCGCTTGCATAATCAACCGAGCGAATACCGCTGTTTGTCATTTCGTTTATAGCTTTTTTAAGAGTTGAGTTATAGTCAAAGGCTCCTGATGTTATATCTACTGTTGCGTTGTCTAAAATCCGTTGATAGTACTTCCCGAGTTCCGTAAATTGCATTTTGCCATCTACTCTAATAGAAAACCCCATTGACTGCGTTATGTTGACAAATTCGCCTTTTGTTTGTTCTCGTATAGCTTCTATATAGGCTTGTAGTTCAAGGTTTTCTTCAAACGGGATAAAAGGCTTTCCAGTAGCTTTATAAAGTTCTTCATCTCTTGCATATCCCTCTTTAATCACATTGTTGTAAATTCTGTCTATTTCTACATTGGACTTGTCTAGTGCTTCTTGTATTGCGTCTTTTATGTCCTTTGACGATACTCCCAATCGGCTAAGAGTGTATATTCTCCAATCAGCTGTCCTTGATATATCATTGATCTTGTCAATACGTTCTACAACGTCTTCCATGATTCGCATTTCTAAATCACTAAATATTCTCTGTATCTCTAGTGGTATCTTCTCTAATTCTGATGGTGAGAACATTTAATCACATCCTATATAATAAAAAAGAACCGACGTTAATCAGTTCTTTTTAAATGTTATCTTGCCTTTGTTTCTAGCGCCTTTTCGATAGGCCATCCTCTTCTTAATCTTGTCTGCAATAACGTATACTTCATGTTATATTCCCTTGCCCATTCCGCCATTGTCTGCGTCTTACCTTTGTATTGCAGATATTTATTTGTAGAGACATTATTCTGTTGAGTTATAGCATTTGCCCATCTACAGTTTGAAGGTTCATAATTGCCGTTGTTATCAATTCTGTCAAGTGTGAGATTATCCTGGTATCCATTTTCCAACGACCATTTCATGAAGGTTTCAAATGAATTATACCATTCATCACATACGCGAATTCCTCTGTCGTGGTATCTCTTTCTGTTCGCTTCATTGCCTGTTCCATCACATCTTTGTTTCATATGTTGCCAACAATGATAAAGACGTGTATTCCACATTCCGTGCTTTGCATTGTCTTTTCCTCTCTTTGCGGACGTTTCTGCTCTGAGACACCCACAAGAGGATGTTCGGCCATAGCGTAAGTGGTCACCACGAACTACTACCTCGTTTCCACATTCACACTTACATTTCCATGTCACTGCCTTGTGCTTGGTGTACCCAGCAAACTTAATTACTTCTAGCCTTCCAAATTTCTGACCCGTGATATCAAGGTATTTCGCCATTGAACATTTCTCCTTTACAGTATAATGTCTGCTACTTGAGGGAGCTTACTTCTTGCTTCCTCTATGCTTTCATTGTACCATTTTGCCCTATATTCGTCAAGCCCAAGCACTCCCATTGCGACATCTTTTCTGTCCTGCTCTCTTTCTTTTTCTTCGTCAATCAAAATGCTATCGTTAAAAATACATACAAAATCATAACCACTATTTAGTTTTGCGTTATAAAATGCAAGTGCATATACTAAATCCTCTAAGCAATCCTTAAGGTTCTTTTGAATTGCAGTAACCATGTTATATTTACGTTTCTTGGCTATGCTTAACTCTGTTGCAGTCTTTTCTACATATTGTGCGTCTGATAAATCCCCATATGATAACGAGACATTGAATTCTATTCGTCTTAGCATTGCATTAAGGCCATTGATGATGTTTTCATCTCTAAATTCAGGGGAGTATTCTTTATACAGTTCTTCATTGGCTCCCGGTTGAAGGTTAAGTCCTTTATACAGTCTTTTGTTAAGTTCTGGCATTTTCCATACTGTTCGCCCATCGTCAATAGTAGCATGTTGTTGCAGTGCTGCAACGTCTACATGGATCACTCTTTCGCCACTTTCAAACTCCCACTCTAAGCGTCCAAATTGCTTGTCTGTCTTTTTAATTAAATCTATTGCGCTATCAAATATAGACACTCCACAAAATGAGCCGTCAATGTTGTTTTTAATTGGATTTCTGTAATACCCAAAGTCAGGCTTTTCTACTCCTGGGTAATATACTTCTTCGGGCAAGTTAGCCCATTCGTCTATGGTACTAAGTGGCACCTGTTTGCCTATAGTGGTATTGCTGGCGCTATGATATGCCTTGTTGGTTATTAGTAAGCCTATTTCGTCTAGCTTGTGTCTTTCAAACCGGTAATAATAGCTGTTTTCCTTCTCTTTCCTTGTCTCTATAAAAATTACATCTATTAATCTCCCTCTAGAATCAAATTTAACCGGTATAAATCTATCAGCTGTTACATATTCAACCTTGCTTTCGCCTAAAGGTTTAATTATGAATGAACCTAATGCTAGTCCGCTTTGCAAATTCTCATTTAAATCCTTTATTGCATCTTGATATATCTCGTCTAACTTATCATTGGATACTGATGTTTCCATCTCGTTTAAGCACACGTTAGCAAATTCTCTACATATGCCTTGCTCTAACCTAAGAGAAGATACATAATCATCCACCCATGGAGCATTGCCTTGGTTCATTTTTGCCCACAACTCAATGCGTTCTATCATTGCGTCTGTAAATGCTACATCTTCTTTAATTGTTTCTTGTATTGTTTTTATGGGAAACATTTTTCTAAGCACCCCCTTTACAAAGTTTTTTATGCCATCAAACATTATTGCCCCCTCCTCTTCCATACAGGGTTCATTGCGTATCTTACGCTGTCTATTGCGTGGTTGTCTTTATCTGGATAACCACTTATGATATTTCCTTCTTTATCTCTTTCGTACTCGTAATTCAGGAATTCGTTGGCTGTATAAGGACATCTTGAATTATCAATGATTATCTCCGTTAATGATTGCAACCACTTCATAGAATATTCCACGGAGCCAGGACCTTTTTCAGCTGCTCTAGCTAACAGTCCATATGATTTATAGTCACCTATTGATTTAGGCTCTGCACTATCACATGTGATTATGTCGTTTGCAGTAATACCCATTTCAATTAATTTATCAGCAGTTTGTCTATTAGATTGTTTGTTGCATCTGTATTCCATAAATATATAAAGCTTATGCCTAGCTGCATCATAATGCATACGTGAGAAGTGATATGGGTCTGGATACCAGCCCCAGTCAATACCGTTATATAAGCGGTCAAATTGTGCTATTTCTTTATCTGTGATCTCTCTAATAGTCACATTATCAAAAATATTACCGCCTGTACCGTTAGCTACGCCCATATATTCATTTTCATAGGCCACTGGATTAACTTCTTTGAGCCATTCCGCTTCGTCTATAAATGGCTTACCTAGCCATTGCTTCGGAACGTCTAAATAAGTACTGTGCGTTACTAACCTTGTGGTTTTAGGTATCTTAATATACTTGTTAGCCCAATTATTTGCGCTCTTAGGAGGGTTAAAGGATTTAAAGATATATGCTTTCTCGCCACCACGGATAACGGATTGTTCAATCTTTCTAACTGCTTCCTCACCAGTAAATTGGTCTAACTCCTCTAACCATAGGACAGCTATATATCCAAAAGGCACTTTGATTGACTTAACCTTGCCTGGATCGTCAGCACCACGGAAGTAAATCTTTTGACCTGTTGACTTTCTTGTAATTTCTAATGGGCTAACTGTGCAGTGGAACTCTTCTTCTAAATCCAATGCAGAAATCGCCCACATAATCTGTTGATATACTGAACTTCTTAGCGTATCTGCAACCTGTCTCATTACTACTGCGTGTGCTTCCTCGTTCTTCATAATCAGATCTATTACTTGTAAACTGATAAAGGATGATTTTGTGGAACCACGACCGCCGGGGAATACATATTCGTTATAGTCTCTGTTTTGAATATTAAATACTACTGGTGCGAATGCAGGCGCTACCATTGTTGCTGGTATTCCAGTATACTTGATACCCTCTGTAGGCTCATCTGGTTCTAGCTTCTTCTGTTCTAATTCCAGTTTCTTTTTGTCAAATTCGATTTTATGCCTATCTAATGGGTTTACTAAGAAGTATTTAGTTAGCCAGTCAAGAGACTTTTGCTTATCTGCTAGTTTAACAGTTATCCCTCCGGGGCCCTTTTTTATCTCTTGTATTAGTTGCGTATCTGTGCTGTTGGAATCTTTCAGATTGACCACGTTATATTTAAACGGTCCATCTTCTCCCTCTGTTTCTTCTTGGCCAAACGATAGGTAGTTTCCTATGTCTGAAAATGCTATTCGCATATGATATTCCACTAAATCCGTTTCATTTGCCACTATCTGCTGACGTTTTATTTCGTTAAGCCTTTGTATTTCTGCTTTTATCTTAGGATTTCTTAGATGATTGCTTCCTTCGACCATGGCTGTTTCATAACTGCAACCATATGCTTTTAAATAGCTTTGTGTAGCATTAAAT